AAATTGTGTACCGCTTTCGCACGTGATAAGATGTGATCGCAGTTGGGGGCGAGGGAAGCCCCCCGGATTGGAAGGTAGGCAAGGGTATGGAAACAACTAGCGGAAAGATACCAAAATATGAAGTGCAGCGATTGTGCACGCTGCACAACGATCTGGTCATGCTTGAATCGCTTATAGCGCTGTTCATTTGCACGACGTTAGACGCGGAGTACGCCGAATGCGATTGTGTGTATGTTGATGAACTTGGTGGGGATTGCGATGCACTTGGGAGATGGGGTTATTGCGACCCGTGCAAGGTAGAGCGGGTTATGATGTTGGTGTTCGATATTTTCAGGATGTGCGACATAAGCGTTACCCAATCTATGGTGGAGGATATCGTCACCCGCGTATACAACAGCGTTTACATCAACGGCTTAGGAGTAAATCATGGAGAATGAGAACGGTTTTGAATCGTACAGGTTTAAGTCGCAGCAGATGCTCGATAGGGCATTCGGTTCGAACTATCTTCGTTATTGCGAGTTTGATGAAGCGACGGGGGGCGAATGCCCTGGTGCTGATTGCAACGCTTGCAAAGAACGTTTTGTAAAATCGGTTATAGAGCAGATTGATACAGATGTTTTCAGCGAATTGGTCAATTACGAAATTAACGGCAGGAACGTCTTTTCTTCTCAGCATGAGATAAACCGCCTTGAAAATGAAAATCGCCAACTACGGTTGCGTATCACCGATTTGCGCCACGAGAACGAACGCATTAGAGAAAGTCCACCGGTGCAGCAAGCGCTGAAAGCTAGGGAACGCGGCATGTTCGATGCACTTGCCGAGGTAGAGGACGCAATAGACCGAATCCGCTGCGGTAACGGTATACACCCAGAACTAGCTGAACACATGGAGAAATATGGATACCCGAACTATCGTTAGGAGCTACTGATGAACACCTTCGATAAGGCAAACGTTGTCGATTACGTGAAATACCTGCGGGAGAACTGCCCGCATGCCGATGTCTATGCTCAGCAGATCGGAAAATCTTCGAGCTACGTTATCCGCGTCGACGGTTTCACGATTTTCGATAGCAGCGAGCTGCACGCTTTCTTGAGCGGGTACAAGTCAGGCTATGCCAAGGGAAGGGCTTACCGATGAAAATAGAAGTGGAAGTTTCAGAGTACTTGAAGATGGCTTTACTGCTTGAGCGTCACGCCAATTTGCATGTGGCCATGAAGAACGTTGCATCCGACAGTGAAATGGACGGTTGGCACAAAGGGCGCGAGCTGACGCGTTTAGTCGATGGTTTTTCTGGCGAGATAAGCGGTGAGCTTAAGTCGGTCATGGGGTGGTTGGATGAAGCTCAAGAAACTGCATAAGCTGCTCGTGGACGATTACCTCATAACCGACCTGGACAACGGGTACACTCATCTGTCCACGGTCGATTTGAAAGAAGAGCTGGACAAGGAAGTTGTGAACATTTGCGCTTTCTACGACCAAGTTCTCGTAAAGGTTTGCGCGGATATGCGTTAGAATAGTGGCACCAAGAAAGGAGGTGAGAAATGATTAGGAGAAAACTTACGTTCACAACCTGCGATGTAATAACCCCTGCGGGCGTTACGTTAGGCAAATGCGAGCATATAGGGAAGATTTCTCCTGCAAGGCTCGCAAAAGTAGCCCGAAGGCGTTACAAGTATCAGCTCGCGACGATCACTAACTACAGTACCCGCGAGGAAACCTACGAGATGGACGAGGAAACGTTCATCGAGCATGCTGAAAAAGTCAAATAACAACAGGAAGGTAAACGATCATGGAAGAAGCAATGAACGCTGTAGAGACCAACGAGATCGCGGTATTCCCCGCTGACAACGGAATCGCCAACTCTTGCGAAGGCTTCGCGCAGGGCATTCTGCGCAAGGTCAACGAGGAAGGTTATTATTCCACGTTCGATGTTTCAACAACAGCTGGCCGCAAGGCGCTCTACCGTGCGACCAACGCAAGCTCGCTTCTGCGAGATTTCATGGAAACGCCGTTGGAGCTGAAGGACATCACCTTCGCGCCGTGCGAGATCTCCAACGACGATGGGGACACCGTGGCCATGTTGGGCGTGTACCTCACCGATACCGACGGCAACACGTACAGTTCAACCTCTACGGGCGTGCTCAAATCGGCGATGCGCATCATCTCGCAGCTTGGCGAGCCTAGCACTTGGGACGAACCGCTGTCCGTCGTGTGCAAGGAGACCAACACCGCGAAGGGGCGTCGCTACAAGTTCCTCGACGTTGAGTAAAGCAGCGTCTGCGTGTATGCTGAAAGGGCGCCTTTGCGGCGCCCTTTTTCATCTGCGGAAAAATTAAAGCCGTCGGCTTGCAGCGACGGCTTGAAGGAAGGTAGGCGCTATGGCGAGAAAGAAACGTACGGAACTGGACAAGGAGATTTCACGCGCCCAGAAAAACGCCCGTAACAAATTATACCGCATTCGAAAGAACGGCGCAATCAACACCGACGAGTTCGACCCTCGCGTGTCCCCGCAGGAGCTTAAGGCTATGAACGGCTCGCAGAAGAAGGCGTATCTGCGCAAGCTGAAGCTTTTCAACAAGCGCTCGAACAAAATCGTCGTGCAGAAGGGAAACGGCATCGCCGTTCCTGAAACGCTGCTCAAGCAGTACCGCCAAGCGGAGCTGGAGGTCAACGCCGCTCGAATCCTCAGGCGCGAGCAGATAGAGGAAAGCGTCAAAACAGCCGCCCAGAAGGACATCGAGAAGATAAGGGAAGTCGTCAACACCGAGACTGCGCGCAAGGAACGGGCGGAGAAGCAAGGCAAGCCGTACAAGCCGCTTGAGAAGTCCGTGAGGGCTATGCGCGGCATGCCCGTCGATTGGCAGCGCCTGGACATCGATTACATGGTCACTGCAAGCGCGTACTACGATCCCGTCTTCAAGCGCCCCGTGCCAGGCGAGCGCAACCGATTCCAAGACATCGTGCCTATATGGATGCAGGAAGAGTTCCCTTCGGTCGAATCGGTAGAGGTGCAGACCAGGAAGGCGAAGGAAGCAAAGAAGCGAATCAAGGTCGCCAGGAAGCGCTACCCTCAGTACCGCGCCGCTCTTGTAGAGAAGGCCATGTTCTCAGGCTACCCCGAGCTTGCGGAAGCGATCAGGGCGCTCACGTACGCCCAGCTTGATTATCTTCACTATTACACGGACTTCGACGCGTGGGGTTCGTTCTTCTCGTCTGGAAGGGCGTATGAACGGGGAGAGCAGGCGATGTTCGAGGAGGAACGCGACCAGACAGACCAGGCAGCAGAGCTTATGATGCGTGAGATATTGAAGGCTAGGCGAATCCGCCCAGGTCAGTCGGGGATATCGAACGTGACCTATGACATGGCGTACCGTGGCGTTATGGGGCGCGAGGCAGCGTACGACCCCGACGGCGTGTCGGTGCAGCGCTCTGTGGCGTCAGTCGGCCCGTACAGCAGGACGGAGAGCACGTTCGGGCAGCATATCTTCGATTACAAGGCGGGCAAGGCAGGCGTTGCCATGAGCGAGCACCGTTTGCAGTCCGTTTACTACGAGATGCTCAGACAGGCGCGAGGAAGCCTATGATAGAGTACGCGAGCGACTTCGAGACGACCACCGATGCGAACGATTGCCGCGTATGGGCGTGGGGCTGCGCGGAGGTCGGAGCCGAACCTGAAGACAGCTATGTTTACGGCAACGATTTCGCCGGTTGGCTGTCCCACGTCATGGAAAACCCTGGGCGGTACTGGTTCCACAACCTCGGGTTCGATTCGAGGTTCGTTATGTGGAACCTTTTGCATATGGGCTTCACGTGGGTGCCTAAGAAGCCGAAAGAAGGAGAGTTTTCGAGCGTAATAGACAACATGGGCAAGATCTACGCTTTGGAGATAGGAAACGCAAACGGCAGGCTTCAGCTAGCCGACAGCTACAAGAAGTTCCCCATGAGCCTTGCGAGCGTTGCGCGTGCCTACGACTTGCCGATGAGCAAGGGGGAGCTGGACTACGATGCTTACCGAGAAGTCGGGCACGAGCTTACCGAAGAGGAGAAAGATTACCTATCGCGCGACGTGCTGATACTCGCGCGGGCGATGCACAAGCGCCTTCAGGTGGGAACCAAGCTCACCACAGGGGCTGACTGCCTCGCCACCTACCAGGACATAATAGGCGACGTCAAATGGAAGATATGGTTTCCTCACCTCAACCCGAAGCTCGACGGAGAGATACGCCAGGCGTACCGTGGCGGCTACGTGTACTGCAATCCGATTCACCAAGGCCAAGTAGTTGGCGAGGGGATCGCCTTGGACGTTAACTCGCTCTACCCGTACGTCATGCGCACGGCTCTCTTGCCGTGGGGCACGCCCAAGAGGTTCAAGGGCAGGCCGCGCGAAAGCGAGGAGTACCCGCTATGGGTGTGCTCGGTGCGCTTCGATGCTGCGATAAAACCAGGCAAGCTTCCCTGCATACAGATGAAGAACAACATGTTCTACGGTGACCGCGAGTACATACGCGAGACGGTAGAGCCTATCGAGCTTTCCGTGTCTTCGGTAGACTGGAAGCTCATCTGCGACATGTACGAGGTAACGGTGTACGAGTGGGGCGGCGGGTACGCGTTCCATGCTTCACACGGCATGTTCGACGATTACATCGATCACTGGGTGCAAGAGAAGATCGTGGCAAGCAAGGATGGCAACCAGGCGCGGCGGCAGAACGCGAAGCTAGCCCTCAACAACCTCTACGGAAAGTTCGGCCAGAAGGTCGACGTGCAGGGCAAGGTGCCTTTTTTGGACTCAGAGGAGGTGTTGCGCTTCATCGACGGCGACGAGGACATGCGCGAGCCTGTCTACATCCCAGGCGCGGTGTTCATCACGGCGTGGGCACGCGACAAGACGATACGCACAGCTTGCGAGTTCGGCGACCGTTACCTTTACAGCGACACCGATTCAATCAAGGCGCTCGGGGCGGACATCCCAGAGGACGTGCACGTGGACGATTACGAACTGGGGGCATGGGCGTTGGAGGGAAGGTTCGACAAGGGCGTGTTCTTACGTGCCAAAACGTACGCGACGGTAACCGACGGCGTTCCGACCTACGTTTGCGCGGGCATGCCGAACAGCCTTAAGGATGTTATGATGTTCGAGGACTTCCGATTAGGGTTCACCACGCTGGGCACCGACAATCCCGACTACGCGAACCAAGATAACTGGAAGCTCGTCCCTAAGAACGTTCGCGGCGGTTGCGTGCTCGTGCCGCTACCGTTTACAATTCACGGGTGAAGGAGGTGATTTGAATGGAAGTTCTCCAAGGTTTCGACTGGTGGGCGGTAACGATCGCTCTCGTCTTCATCGTGTTCGACTTCGTGTCGGGAATCGTCAAGGCGGCGTACAACAAGAGCATCTCGTCCTCCGTCATGCGCCAGGGGCTTTACCACAAGGTGGCAGAGTTCATGGTCATCGTGCTCGCGGTGTTCGTCGATGCGGCGTGCCAGCATCTTGAGCTAGGGTTCGACGCCCCGATACTCTCGGTAGCGTGCGCCTACATCGTGCTCATGGAAGTGGCAAGCATCATCGAGAACATCGGCGAGATGAACCCCGATCTGACAAACAGCCCTGTTTTCGGCATCTTTCAGAAAGGAGAGAGCAATGACGCTTTACGGAATCGACGTGAGCAGTAACCAGCCCGCTGGAATCTGCTCGATGGTCGATTACGATTTCGCCATCGTAAAGGCAACGGGAAACCCTCGCGGGTACTCGCAGTGGTACGTGAACCCTTACTATGAGCAACAGGTTCAAGAAGCCTACGACAGGTGCGGGTGCGTCGGGCTTTATCATTTCACCTACGGAGGAGACGCGGCGGAGGAAGCCGATTTCTTCTGCGATACCGTTTCGGCGTGGGTCGGGTCGGCAATGCTCGTCATCGACTACGAGGGAGACGGGGCGCTTTCCCGAGGGCGCGAATGGCTGCGCGCGCTCATCGGGCGGGTTCGTGACAACACCGGGGTAAATCCCGTGGTGTACGCATCGAGCAGCGTCATCGAAGAGCAGGAGCTGGAAGCGCTCTGCTCCGAAGAGGACTGCTCGCTTTGGAGCGCCAACTACTGGCGGGGATACGATACCGTCTACGGTTACGACACCGACGGCATGCGGCAGGACGTGCCAAGCTCGGCCTTGTGGCAGTTCACCAGCCAGGGCAGGCTCGATGGATACGACGGCTACCTAGACCTCGACGTGTTCTACGGAGACGCAGGCACGTGGGGCAAGTATTGCAGAGCGAACAAGGAAGAGGAAGAGGAAGACATGCTGACGGAGCATCAGGACAAGCTTTTGGCGACCATCTACGAACAGCAGGTGGGAACGTACGACCCGACAGGGCGCGGCATCGAGCTTAACGACCATGACCATATCAAATGGATTGGCAAATATGTCAACGACATTCAAGCCAAGCTAGAAGAGCAAGACGCCAAAATCGACAAGATTCTCGCCAAAATCAAATGCGGGTGCGCAGATTAACGGCGCTCATCGACATACTGTCCAAGGAATCCCGCTGCGCTTCGGCCAGCGGGATTCCTTTTTCTTGCAATAGGCCGCAAACGGTGTCGGAAACGGTTGCGACGGCGGAGCGCAGGCTGCACTTCGCGAACCGCTCGCGCGGCATCTCCGCCGAAACGCCGTAGAGAGTCACCCTCACCTCGCACTCGCGGTCGCGGCTGTCGGCGCAAACATCGGCTGTTACCGCCCAAGCGCCGTCCGCCTTACCGCCTTCTAGGACAATTGTCTCCATAGCACTTTCCAACCTTCCGCTCAAGTGCGATAATTATAACGCTTGAGAAGCCCCGTTCGTTGTGCCAGTAGCGTAAATCGGGACAGCGGGCCTTGCGGCCACCGAAGCGCGGCTCCACTGCTGGGGGCTTTGAGCATGCCACGGGTGACTTCCGAGCAATCACAGACCCTTGCACGAAGTCGCACGACTAACTGCAAGGGTCGACTAGTTTAAGGAGGAAGAAATGGACTTCGATGAGGTGCTGTCGCAGTACGACAACATCCATGACGTGGAGGGAATCCCCGGGTTCCGAGAGACCCTTGTGAGCTACGGCCAGAGCGTGGGGCAGGTGTCGGAGGGCGCTAACGCCCGAATCTCGGAGCTGGAGACCGCGCTCGCGGCAGCCGAGGAGAAGGCAACCAACCTCGCCGCCCGCAACTACGAGCTGCTCATCGCGGCGACCGCCCAGGAGGCGTCCAAAGAACCCGAGCCAACCGAGCCGTCCGAGGAAGACAAGGACGTTTCGACGCTGTTCAAGAACAGATAGGAGACAATCATGCCGAACACCGTTTTGCAGGCGGACAACGCCGCCATCATCAACAAGGTTCGTGCCAACGCGAGCCTCGATTACCAGTCGCGAATCCCCGTGGTAACACAAGCGAACCTGTCCAAGACGTTCGCAACGCTTCAGGCGTACCAGCCGATGTGGAACGAGTTCATGGACGTTCTCATCAACCGCATCGCGCTGACGCTGTTCAACACGAACAACTTCGAGAACCGCCTGAAGCCGCTCAAGTCGGGAGCTATGCAGTACGGCGGCCAGATTCAGGAGATCGGGGCGAACCTTCTCCATGCCGAGGCGTACGACCCCGACGACACCAACGTGTTCGGCGGCGAGAAGGCCGACGTTGAGGTCAACTACCACCAGATCAACCGCCGCGACAAGTACAAGATGCGCGTGAACAACGACCTTTTGGAAGAGGCGTTCTTGAGCGACGGGCAGCTTTCCGCGTTCGTGAACAGCCTTCTCGCCCTTCCCCAAAAATCCGACGAGTGGGACGAGTACATCATCATGCGCGGGCTGCTCAAGCGCTACCAGGAAGCAGACGGCTTCTTCAACTACCAGGTTCCGAACCTCGCGACTTCCGCCGACCCCGAGGCCGACGGCAAGAAGATCACCGAGCTTCTGCGAGAGGTGTACCTGGACACCAAGGGCTTCTACCGAACGAAGTACAACGCGCTGGGCATGCAGGTAGCGCCCGAGGAGCTTATCCTTCTGGGCACGCCGAAGTTCTTCGCGAAGCTCGACGTCAACGTTCTTGCAGCCGCGTACCATATGGACAAGGCCGACTTCCTCGCAGACCGAACAATCGTCGTCGACGATTTCGAGATTCCCGGCACGCAGTGCATGTTCCTCGATTCCGAGTGGTACAAGTGCGTCGACACCAAGATCAAGACCACCAACATGTACAACCCGAGCGCCGACGAGTGGACGTACTACCTTCATCATTGGGGCATCTACTCCGCTTCGCGCCAGCGCACGTGCATCCGCTTCTCGACCGACGCGACAACGGCCGTCGTCGGAGCGGCTCGCACGGTGACGGCAATCACGGCAGCGCTCGACCCGACGGTGGCGGGCAACAAGGTGCTCGCGCCTGGTGCTGACGCCGCGTTCAAGGTGGAAGTGTCCTACTCGGACGGCTCGACCGATTCCAACGCCTATGCGATCATCACGACCGAGGACGCGACCGCGCCGGCCAAGCTTCCCGCGAACGTCGTGTACCCCGAAACGGGAACCTACGTCGACCGCATGGGCGTGCTTCACGTGTCCGACACGGCAGCGTTCGACAACCTGACCGTCACCTGGGTGTCCACCGTCGACCCGACCAAGCTAACGTCCGTGAAGCTCACGGCGAGCGACAACGCGGTGGCCGCGTCCGACGAGTCTGGTGAGCGAGCTGTGGACGATTCGGAAACGACGCCGACCAAGGCCAAGGCGGTTTCCCGTGCCAAGACCGCATCGAGCGCCAAGGCCGAGTAAATGGGCGGCCTGCTCGAAAAGCTGCGCGGACAGAACCCCGACGCGGAAGAACCCGCGTCGGGGTTCACCCCTTACTCGTGGCCTACGAACTCCAAGGCCACGCTGTGCCGCGTGCCGTGGGACGCCACTTACCGCAACGTCGTCGATTGGCGCGACCAGGCAGGCAAAGACGAGTACTTCGAGACTCTCGCGGGCGACTCCGTGGCTCTCGATTCAATGACGTATCTGAAGCCGAACGACCCGATTTTCGTAGACGTCCCCTTCTCTCGGGCGTACGCCTACAACTACGTGGTTGTGGAGAACCCAAAACTTCCCGTGCCTGGCGAGGAGGAGCCGCGCAAGCTCTACTATTTCATCACCGCCGTCGGTTACGTTGCCCCCAACACCACGTCTATCGCCGTGCAGCTGGACGTGTGGACGACGTACGGCGACACCGCCAAGTTCGGCAGGTGCTTCGTTGAGCGCGGGCACGTGGCCATCGCCGCCGAGTGCAGCGCCGAGCCGCTCGACTGCGGGGAGATGGGGATTTCGCACACGGTGAACTACAGACGCTATCTAACGGCAGCCGAGGGTCTCGACGTGGGAAGCGCGTACCTCGTGGGCGACAGCGAGGCTTTCTCGATCGCGCCGGTAGAAGAGGACGGCGGAAGCGCCTGGCGCGTCATCATCATGAGCACCGTCGACTTGATAGCGAGCTGGGGCAGCGTGTCGAACCCGTCGCTTACCACTGCCGACGGGCAGATCACAGACGGTCTTATCGGCGGCTGCAACGTGTACGCGCTGTCCACGAGCGACTTCAAGAAGTTCATGGAAGCGGTCTCGGACGCGCCGTGGGTGGCCAAGGGCATACTTTCGGTGACGGCCTTCCCCTCCGCGCTGCTTACGGCGGGCATACCCGTATCGGCGCACGGCGTCACGCTGTACTTTCTTGGCGATACGCCCGACAAAGGTTTTTACAAAGAGTTCGAGGACATGCCGAGGCGGCTGTCCATCTCGATACCGTACCGCTACCGAAACCTGCACAAGTTCATGACATGGCCGTACTCCGCCATAGAGCTGAACGCGTGCAGCGGCAGCCCTGTCTTTTTGAAGCCAGAGCTTCTGGGCACCGACACGCTCAGGCTCAAGAACATGTCGTGCGCCGTGCCAGGGCATATTAAGATTGGGTTCTATCCGTGGGACTACGGCTCAAGGCGTCCGACATCGGACAGCGAGGGCGGTATAAGCGTGCAATCCTACACTATGGACTCTCCCGTTTCCGTAAACGTGCAGGGGGACTTCCTCGATTCCGCCGTGTGGGTGTCCGACATGCCGAAGTTCTCCCTCGTCAACGACAACTACGCGAGCTATCTTGCGAGCACCGCGCACACGCGCGAGTGGCAGTACAACCAGGCGGGTTGGCAGCAGTCCAAGTCGAACGCGAGCGCCAACCTATCGTACGATCAGGCTCAGCAGAAAATATCGACGAACGCGTCGAACTACTACAACTCGCTAACGGGCTTGCAAGCTATGGCCATGGACAGCATCTGGAACGCGCCCGCGCTTCAGATAGGGGATTGGCAGAGCGGGTCTTTAAGCGGCGCGCTGTCCGCCATGGGCGCTGACTCCAACGCGTTCGGCTGGAACTCGTCCGACATCGCGAACAACGTGAGCGGGCAGACTCAGTTCCTCAACAACCAGTCGCTTGCGGGAAACATCGCGTCGCAGAACCTGGATTTGGCTCAGTGGGCGGCTAAGGGCGACTATGAGAACGCCATCGCGGGAATAGACGCGACCGTTCAGGACGCGGCCATATCCACCCCGTCGGTCATCGGCCAGTCGGGCGGAAACGGGTTCGCGATGAGCAACGGCCTTTTCCTCGTGCAGATGCGCTGCAAGACCATCGACGAGAACCACCAGCGGGTAATCGGCGAGTACTGGCTTCGGTACGGGTACGCCGTGCGCGAGTTCATGACGCCGCCAAAGGACTTGTGCTGCATGGAGCACTTCACGTACTGGAAGATGCTCGAAACCTCGATCGAATGCGCCAAGGCGGACGAGACCTCGAAGGAGACGATTCGCGGCATATTCGAGAAAGGCGTTACCGTGTGGCGAAACCCGCGCGACATCACGACGTTGGACATCGGAGATAACGACCCTGTAAAGGGAAACTATTACTAAGGAGGTGCTATGAGCAAGAGAATCAAGGAAAGCGATCTTATCGACTGGCCAGACGAGATGGACCAGATGTACGGGCGCAAGTGGGTTAGGAAGATGTTCACGAGCGCCGAGCGCTTCGACATCGCGCAATACCGCCACTGGCTCTGGTACCTTGAGTCGCTGGCGCTGGGTGCGTTCGAATGGAGCAACGTACCGAGCGGAATAGACGCCCGCGCAATCGAGTACATCCTGCTGCATTTCGGGCAGGGCGCGCTGTTCATGGACGAGGGCGGCATGCTTTTCGCGAGCGCCGCGCCAGCCGACAACATAAACATGTACTGGAATCCGAACAAAATCCTGCTCACCGCGCCGAACGGTCAGACATGGACGCGCCACTGCGAAACGTGGGTGGCCGCAGACGAGGCGGGGGAGCTTACAGTCCATCATCGCAACGCCGCCATGTGCTTCGACAACATGCGCAGGTTCCCGCTGTTCGCCGACATCCGCAACTATGCGAGAAGGCTTGCTCGAATCGACGCCATCCTCGACGTCAACCACGGCGCTCAGCGCACGCCTTACATCGTCACGGGCACCGAGGAAGGGAGAAACTCGCGGAGAGACGTCATCAGGAAGCTCGAATCGAACGACCAGTACATACAGATGAACTCCGAGCTTTCCTCGAACCTGGGGATGATAGACGTGCTTCAGACGGTAGCGCCCTACGTCGCTGACAAGCTGCTCTCCGACAAGCAGAAAATCCTCAACGAGGCCATCACGATGCTCGGCATCGACAACACGAACAACGAGAAGCGCGAGCGCATGATAGACGCCGAGGCCACGTCCAACAACGAGCAGATCATGGTCATGCGCAGGACTCGGCTCGAAGAGCGCCGAAAGTTCTGCATCAAGGCGAACACGATGTTCCAAGACCTCGACATGTGGGTAGAATGGGGCGTCCCCCACGAGCGCACGAACATCGACGCGGAACCGCTTACCGACAACGCGCCAGACAACGAGGGGCAGTTCGCGACGCAGCCAGGGCAGCCGACGACGCGAAGGGAAGGAGACTAGCATGCTCTACAGCGACCAGGCACCGACGCTCTACGACGTCGTCCACCTCTACGGAGAGGACTACTCGGGCGCACTGTCCGACTACCCGATATGGGACGAGAGCCAGCGGGAGTGGCTCAACGGGAGAATCTTCGAGAAGTTCGCCTACCGCGAGATCGGGCAGGACACCCCCGCCAAGTTCCTGTTCTTCCTACGTCGGCGCATGCACGACATGATGCCGAGCGTGAACCCGCTGTTCGCGGCGCTGGAGAACGTGGACGTGCTCGCCAGCTACGAGACGTTCGACGACGTGGACGCTACCAGCAAGAGCAGCGCCGAGCAAGCCAACCTCTACTCGGCAACCCCGCAGACCCAGCTCTCGGGCAACAAGAACTACGCGACCAACCTCACGGAGACCGAAGGCGAGAACGAGGGCGAGAGCGCCCAGAAGTCGCGCCATTACGGGCGTTCGGGAACCGTCGGCGACATGGCGTCTAACTGGGCTATGAGCGTGAACAACGCGCTCTACATCGTATACAATGGGTTGGAACCGCTGTTCAACCAGATATGGAAGGAGGATGATGCGTGATGGCAGTATGGAAAGACGCGTGCAACGCGCTCGATTTCGCTTATCGAGGGTACCAATACCCGCTCCCGCCGTCATGGAAGTACGCGGTCAGGCTCGAAGACCAGATCCAATGGCTTTTGCAGGCGATACTCAAGCTTGCGGACGAATCGCTCGGCGATGAAGACCTCGACAGGCTTTACCGCTCGCTTAAGGAGTACATCGACGACAAGGCGGGGAAGCTTCAGAAGGAGCTTAACGAGCTGTCGGCAGGCGGCGGGTACTCCGTTTCGCCGACCGACGGCTTCAAGCGCTCTGGCACGGTTACGGCTCGCCAGCTGTTCGACGCGTCGCGCCCGTTCGGCATGACGTACGCAGGGCTTGCCGCCGCCGTCAAGACGTATGACGAGGTGAAGGCGAAGGGAAAGACGTACGATCAGGTGGACTTCTTCGCCACGCTCTGGTTCGGAGACGGCTCCATGACCGCGCACCGAACGCCCGCAGCGGACATTTCGGAGTCGTGGTTCGGAGGAGGGCGAAATGGCACTGCCTAAATTCGCACAAGAAAGGCGAATAGACCTCGTGACCGCGGTCAACGAGCTAAGCGGTGCCGTCGATGAGGCGCTGGCGGGCGGCGGAGGCGGGGGAGGTTCGTACACCCTGCCCGTAGCGGGGGACTCTACCCTCGGAGGAGTAAAGGGGCAGCGCGTCGCGGAGAAGGACGGGAACGGGCGCATACTCAACGTAACGCCCGACGGCACGGCGTTCATCGACGCAGCCGACGCGCTCAATCCCGGCGTCGTTCGCTCCAAGGAGGGCAACGCCTTCGCCGACACGGACGCCAACGTGGCGGTCAACGCGCACGGGTACATGAAGTGCGACGCGGGCAAGGCGTACGTGGACGCGCAGGTAGCGGGAGTGGAAGCGCACCTTGAGGCGTTCGAAGCGGAAGCGGTCACGCAGGCCGAGGGAACCGCCCCTCTCACGCTCGCCGTATCGCCCGTGGCTGGAAGCGGAAGCAAGCTCACTGCAAGTCTGTCTTACAGCGATTTTTTCAGGATTGACCGTAACAACAGGCTAAATTACGACGGTGATGCGTTTAATGCTGCCGCATTCCAATCAACTAAAGGTTGCTACCTGCGTGACGATGACGGGGCAATAATCTCACAAAATGGCGATACTTCAGGTTTCGCAATCGACCCGAAGGGCGGAATCCTGGCAGTCGACAGCCGAGAAGATGGAATAGGCATCACCTTCAAGCTCAACGTCGGCAACGGCCTGGCGCTCAACCCTCAAACGGGAATGCTGGAACTGCCCATCGACACGACGGCGGGACTCGGGTACGGCTCGAACGGGCTAGAGGTGGAGGTGGACGGTACCACGATCGTGCACAACCTTAACGGGCAGCTTAGCGTCGTGGACGCAGACGCGAAAGCGGTAACCGTTTCCTCGCAGCCCTCAGGCAGCCCCGTGTCGGCGCTGGCGCACGGCAAGACGGTGTGCGTGTCGTTCAACAGCGTCGCGGTGAGCGGGAACGCCAAAACGAAAGTGGGGAACCTCGGAATATACTACGCCCCCAGGACTGCGAAGACAGGCACCGTCGCCGCCATTGGGCCTAACGGCGTGATTACCGCATACTGCCAGGTAGACGCAAACGGAAACATCTATATAAACCCCGTTACAGCATCGGGTGCAAACCTATCGTGGACAGGCACGCTAACCTATTTGATCTAAGGAGACCAACATGTCAACGCCTAACTACAATCTTCCAACCATCAGCGGAACCGAGGTAGCCGACTTCGTGGGCGACCTCAACGCGCTCGCCAACGCGACCGACTCCGCCTTGAAGGCAGTTGAGAACGCTGCATCGACCTACGTCCTTCCAACGGCAACCGCCTACGTGAAGGGCGGCGTTAAAATCGGAAAGGGCATCGAAGCCGACAGCGATGGTACTATTTCCGTCAAACTTGCCGCAGGAGAGGTGGGGACCGACGCGCTCGCGACTGGCGCGGTCACCGAGGATAAGCTTTCTCAGACAGTCGCCGCTTCCCTAGCAAACGGAAATCAGGCTCTTACGCAGGCGAACGCAGCTCTCAACGCGTTCAACGCCAAGCCGACACCCGCAGGAACGTTCTCTTCGGGGTCTGGAACCATCGAAGCGTGGGGCAGAATCGCCATCGTGCACGCCGAACAGCTTGCCGTGCCCACAGGAACGAAAACGTTGGTGGGAACCGTCGGAGTCGGGTACCGGCCGAACTCCGAGACTACCGTCCCCGTGTCAGCGTTTGACGGAAGCGGGAACATCGTAATCGCGTTCCTCAAGGTGGAGACGGGCGGGAACATCTACATCAACCCTGGCGGCAAGACTGGTTTGAACTGGACAGGCACCGCCATCTACCTACTGGGATAGCCAGACATGCCGCCGCTCGACAACACAGTGCTCTATGCTATGTACGTCATCGGTAAGGTTGAGTCAGATTGGGACTGGACTGCCACCTACCCCGCCGACCCCATCACGATCGGCATGTTGCAGGAATACGGGCAGAACGCCTCAGACCTGCTGAAGATGTGCCGCGAAGGCGACCCGACGGGTTGGGCAGCCTTCGCGGCGTCCGCGTCCTCGCTCGCAAGCGACGTGGACGCCCACGGGGACTCGTGGAGCTGGTGGGAGTCGCGCTACCTGTCGCAAGACGAGGTAGAAGCGTGGCAGACCATGGCCGCGCGAAGCGAGAACCACGCTATACAGCAAAGCAAATGGGACAACGACGCGAGGGCTTACGTGAGCAGGCTGGAAACCGACGGCTGGTCGCAGGAGCGTCCCCAGACCCTCGTGTACGCTATGTGCATCTACCACCAATCGCCGCAGGCATACGGGCAGGTCACACGTTCGTGCGGGGGAAGCGCGACGCTCGACACGCTGCACGCGACGACGCTCAACAACTGGATAGGGCAGAGCTACTCGAACCGCTACAACACTGCTTACAGCATGCTCAAGGACTGGGACGGCAACAGCGCGCCGCCCGACTTCGGGCAGGTTGCCGACGCGCCGTCCACTGGCGACACGGGCACGGTAACGCAGCCCGACTCGCCCGTTCAGCGCGTTGAGATGCGCAACGGGCAGATACTGGTGTGGGGGCTTGAAGGGTACCCGAACGGGCTTCTGTGCGGGTACAGCGCCCCGAACATCTGGATTCCCATCACCAACAAGGCGGGAGCCGTCAACCCTGGCACAGCGACGGGCGGCGGCGATTCCAAGACGGGCAGCGCCATAGTTGAATACGCGAAGTCCAAACTGGGCGAGTGGTACTACAGCCAAGGCTCGGGGCGGCTAGACCCCGAATCGAGCGGGTACACCGATTGCAGCGGGTTCGTCTACTGGTGCTACCATCACGTCGCGGGCATCGAGCTTGGCAAGTGGACGGGAGAGCTTGCCACCGACGGCGAGGAGGTTTTCAGGAGCACCGACACGGGTGCCGTCCCGTGGGACTCCATGCAGGCGGGCGACGTGATTCTGTCGACGAAATACCCGTCCTCGCTCTGGGGATTCGGAACCGCAGGCGGCGGGCAGCACGCGCAGATCTACACTGGAACGCCAGGCGAGGTCGTGGACGTGGCAAGCACTCCGTGCCCCACGGTGCGCACGGGCGATGGAATCTGGGTGTACCCGTCGATAGCGGGTTACATGGTGAGACGGATGCTTTAGGAGGAGACGTGGAAAGAGAATACTACCCCGTTGCCAGAACGTGTTCCTACGGCGCTCCGCTAACCCTCGTCATCAGCATGCGAAGCTACGGCAAGTCCTTCGGGTTCACGTTGCGCGGCCTTAAGCGCTGGGCGAAGACGGGGGCGCAGTTCTGCTGGGTGAGACGTTACGACGACGAGACCGCCAAGACCGCGCCGAAGCTGCTTGACGACGTGCTCGCGAACGGGTACATGGAAGGATACGAGTTCCGCTACATGGGCAGGCGATGGGAAGGCCGCAAGCACGGAGACGACGAGCGTCCCTGGTCTACCGTGTGCCATTGCCTCACGCTCTCGCAGGGGCAGAGTTACAAGGGCGTCGCGTTCCCCAAGGTCGATACCGTCGTGTTCGACGAGTTCATCCGCGAGGTGAAGACCCCGCCAGGGTACCTGCGCGACGAGACGGGCGTTTTCCTCAATCTGTTGAAATCGGTGTTCAGAGACCGTCCGAACGTGCACGCCTTCGCGCTTGCCAACGCGTGCGACCTCACTGCGCCGCTGCTCGCGTTCGCCGGGGTCAGAAGCGAGGAGCAGATCGCAACGCCTTCGGGCTACAGCTGGCACAACCGCAAAAGCGTCCTCGTGCATTACGCTCACGACGCCAAGTTCGCGGCGCAGGAAGCCGAGACGGTTGTAGGCCGCCTCGTGGCGGGCACGCCGTACGCCGCCGTCATGATGGGAAACCAGTTCGCCAACGGCGGCGACAACCTCGTGGGCGCGAAGCCTGCGCGAGCACGCTACCGCTACGGCTTCGTGTACGGCGGCGAAAGGTTCGGGGTATGGCTCGACGACATCGCGGGCATATACTACGTTAACCGAAAGATTCCCGACAACGGCGGAATGCTGTTCACGCTTCAGGCGGGAGACATGGCCGTAAACGTTCTCATGGTGGAGCGAGCCGCCCCGTTCGCCAAGGGAATAATGCGGCTGTTCGGGTTCGGGCGCGTGCTGTTCGACAACGCGGCCACTCGCGAGAAGTTCGTAAAGATGCTGGGACTGGTAGGGTTGAGATAGCGAACGTTTGTTCGCTATATAACGCTGCCGCCCAAAGCGTCCCCGTCCTTTTCGTTTTCGAGAACTTCGAAAAACCGTTTTCGATTTTGCGGGCGAAAACGAAACGTTCGCAAACCATCGCAGCCGAGCGCGACCGAAAACCGCGAAAATTTAGGTTCAAGTGTTCGGAAAGCGCAATACGGTGCATCGATAGCGCACCGTATCACCCTCACGGTATGAGGCGCTATAAGGCTCTGAGAGCGTTTCTAAAGGGGCTGTTTTTTCGCGGTGGTATAGTTATAGCCTTTAACGCTTGCAATGCCTTAAAATCGATTATACGGCGCGCCTTGTGCGCATGAAAGCAGCCCGAAACGACGGAGCTGCAACGGCTGAAAGTAAACCGTGGCTAACTACCATGCAAAAAGAAAGCCCGCAAGTTGCGGGCTTGAAATGCCTAGTGCTGAGGCTTAATCTCCGGCGCTAGCTCGATAGCCCTCCCGAAGGTTTTAACCTGAGCGAAAAGCTCCCGAGCGGTGCGCCCGCTGAAACGTACGTCATCGGGCCAGCCGTATGCGTCGTGCCACGCTATGACGGCGGTTCGGCTGTCAGAGGACAGCGAGGCGCGGGGATCGTGTGCGCCGATCGCATCGAGCGCCCGGCATGCGCGCGAAAGCTCGTTTTCAATGCGCTTTCGCGTGGTTCGTGGTGATGTCTTCACGTCGCATCACCTGCACTTATAAGGCGCAACGGCTGCTAAACCGATCTCCGCCTCGTCGGTCTTGCGCACGAGGCGGAAAGCGCCGACGCGCCCGCCTTCACGGTGTATGATACACGCGTCGAAAGCCTTGGCAAGCTTGCAAAGCAGTTCAATGTAACTAGGGTCGAAAGCGTAGCGCGCAGGCGCTTTAAAGCCCATTAAGACGCCTTTCACCATCGCCGTTGAAACGGGCAAAGCGGTACGCCCTGCGCTGTCTGTAGGCGCGTCGAACACGATCGTATCACCCGCAAGAGTGCGCGCGGGGTCGGCTTCACACCATGCCGGAGCATCGCCGCAATCGAGATAAACGGCGGCGATGATGAACTGGTTAGTTGCAATAAGCCCGCCAAAACTGGGATCGTACCAGGGGCGTGAAAACTTTCCCGCCGGCCACTCTTTCCCGCGCTTCTCGCTGCACTTTGCAAGCGCCTTATACTGCTTTCCGCTGATAGTCTGCATCTTTCTACCTCTCATACATCACACATAACGCCGTAAACGCCACTGCCGCCGCCAGACCCGCCCAAAGCGGGGCGAAAAAAAGCGCGAAGGCTGTCACGATGCCCGCAAGCCACAATATAGCGTTTTCCCCGCCGCGCACGTTAATCGTCCTCATAATCCGAAAAATCGAATCGCATGGCCTCATACGCTTCAGCGGTGTAGTACCGCGCTGCATCTGCGAAGCTTTCGAAGCACTTTTCATCGTAGCCCCAAGGACAGCAGACCGCTACCATATAGCATTCTTCGGCCTCGTATAAGGCGACATCGTATGTGATGCTGCGATCGTATTGCGAAGAATTTTCGCAAGTCTTGAGCAACTTCATTCGCTCCCGCCTCACTTTTCAACCCAAGCATTCCAAGACCAGATACCGCAAACACCATCCACCAACGCCGCAAAAGCCTCTGCACTGGCTTTCGATTCAAAAAAGGCGTTATACCAGTCTTGTCCGTTGTTGTAGTAAACCCTGTAAACCCGCGTTTTAGTGTAGTTGATTCCGTTTATCGTGGTTTCCATGGTTACGCCTCCACAATTGCATTTGCCTGTTGAAGCGTAAAAAAACATTCCATAAAGCTTTCAAGCTGATACACGCAATCACGAGGAGAGCCGCAAGCCACAATCTTCTTGGGGATCCATTGACCGCTCGTGTAGTGCTCAATGTAAACGTTGTGAGCGATTCCGCCACGATCATGAACGCGCACGTTGAAGCGTTTCATATAGGCATTCACGTAATTGATTTTGCCTTCCAAGACTTTCGCAGTGTAGCGCATGAGGCACCTACCTTCCAATCCGGGGGGCTTCCCTCGCCCCCAACTGCGATCACATCTTATCACGTGCGAAAGCGGTACACAATTT